TTACGAAGAGTTACGCCTTCTTTTCTTGGGTAGTCAAGGAGGAATCTTTCCCGGACTGCTTCTTCGAGTTCGGCTGTCCGGGCTTTATAAAATGCGACAAGTCCCTATAATAATTGAGCACCTGATTACGCAACATGGATACATTGGTGTACAACATAGAAGCGTTCCCTTTGTTGAAAGGAAGTTCCTGTCCCAACCAGTCTATATTTTTCCATCCTTTAGTAAGACGTACCGCTTTGTCAATGTCTTTTTGGGTCCTGTCCTCTGGCCCATCCTCTATCACTTCCGCCTTTTTATTGTTCTTTCCTTTCTTAGCCGATTCAGAAAAAATATCCGCTAGTTTCTTCTGGTTCTCTTTCTCTTCTTCATAGGCAATTTTATTTACTTCTTTTGAATCGGGACCTAAGACAAGAATCTGAGCATCTAAATCTTCCCCATCAAAGTCCACTACAGTCATCCAAGATCCTTCTTCGCTTGTTTCAAGAGTATTGAACGCGGCAAAATCCATTAAAGCCCTCTTCTAAAAGAAATATAGGGCCTCTGTACAGAGGCCCTTGTTAACTAAGCAAGAATAGAAACTCTCATGCTGACCGTAATCGGCTTTCCCGTAGCCGCAGTGGTATTTTCAAGCGCCATGAAAGGAACAGACTGAACAACATTCGTTTTGGTCTTGTTCTCAGTCAAGTTAGTTATTTTGATATTAGGAAGGTCGATTGCATATCCTACCTGAACGAACGGATTAGTCGCGGTAAGGTCTGGGTCCATAAGCTTAATGGACAGAGATAAGGCGGTCTCGTTCAAATACTTGTTCCAGTAATTGTAATCAATGAGGTAAAGATCCATAGTACCTGAAACCTGAGAATCTCCCGCGTTGATGCTGTAGGGCGTGATAGACCCTATAGGGAACAAATCTTCCGCGTTGTTAGTGCAAGAAAGAGAGAGCGAAGTAGCAACTGCGACACCGGCATTATCTGCCATAAGGTAGGTAAGTGTGTCGTTAGCGGTCATTACACTGTTAGTCTGCGCAGCAGGATTGGTAACAGAATATACCGTGTTCGCTACCGACATATCCTTGCCAAAGAATCCAAAATCCCCGGTGATTATAGCATCAGGAGTCAGCGAAAGATTAAGTGTATTGGCGATGGCTCCGGTTACTTTCTTATAGGTAGCAGAATCTAACTGTGACTCTTCAAAAGTCCAGGATTTTGCCGTAGTACCCGGAATTATGTATCCCATCCTCTGAAGAACTACAGCCGCGCCCATAGACCCAGTAGTCATATTGGCAAAGTTAGGTGTAGCAAGGGTAAGAACAAGAGAAGAAACAGAAATTACCTTATAGTACCCATTATTTGCCGCAGTGGAGCATCCGGTAATCTTTACCCAGTCACCCGCGACAACAGTAGCAATGGACGTACCAAAAGTAAAGTCGGTAGTAGCAGCCAATGTTCCAATGGTAAGAGTCTGCGCGGAAGCGGCAGAACCAGCGGCAACCCAAGTACTAAACATCCAAGAGGCTAAGAAGTCTTCGAATTGTTTCTGATTTGCGGCTCCGCCACCAGCATAGAAGAGTTCGAAAGGAAGAGCGACCCTGGCCCGTTTAGTTCCACCCCGCATTCCGGTGACAGCGCGGCGACTATTGAATTCCGCCGTCTGAAGCTGACTGCGTTCAATGGTGCAAGCAGAACCAGCAAGTTTACGAACTACTGTATATGCAGTTCCCGTAGTTGTGCCCCAGGCACTCTCAGGGGCGTAGGCTAATCTATTCTGTGTTCCGGCTCCCATGGCGGCACTCCTATAGTCAAAAGCTAATTAATTTACTATACTCACACAAAAGTATAGCACCCAAAACGAAATAAAGCAAGACCCTTAATCTAATACGTCAGCTTCAAAAGGTATTCGCAAAACAACAATATACCAGCCATCCTCTGCCTTTGGAAAATGGTTCATCGTTAATGGGGCCGTAACTCGAACATATTGCGTAGGGCTTGCTACCGGATATCCCATCGACGTTCCCTTTTTAAACACTGTATTTATAGCTTTTACTTGTTGCATAAGAGTGTAAGTTCCAGCAGGGTTTCCTGAAGCGTCAACCTTGGGCGCTCGGATAGTTACTTGAAACAATCCATGGTGCCTATCCGCTGAAGCAATACCAAGCCCTGCTGAAACAGCATCAGCATATAGGAAAGTAAGGGAATAATTGAGCGTAGTTATAGCGGGGTCAAGGGAAGGCCCATTGGGATAAGCTACTACGGAAGTAGAATACCCCAGAGTATCGAATTTAGATATCAACGCACCCTCTATATCAGGAATACTCATACATTACCTTCCTATGTTATTCTACTTCTTTGCAGCATTCTTATCTACTATCTGTTGCCACTCGGCTACCGATATTCCAACCATTCCGGCAGGAGCCTGAGAGCTAAACCCAGAGGCCGTAGTTCGTTCTGTTTTGTGACGATATAATCCATATTCAAGCATATCAGCATATCTTTCATGATTAGCAATATCTAACTCTTCCCCTGCCATAGGGTTCCAGCGCTGTACTGTATCTCGAATATCTTTTCGGGAACTATCGCCGCTTGAGTCCCCTCTATTAACTGCCGAAGGCACTGAATCAATGGCCGAAGTCCAATCTCCTTTTATATGTATAATATCCTCGTCATCAAGATCAACAGGCGTTCTTTCAATGATATTATCCGCTAAATCTATCGCGGATTCTTTGGCAACTGTTGCAATATCTCTTTTTGTATTAAGCCTCATTGTGTCAAGTTGTACTAAAAACTGATCTATGTTGCTTGACATACTCTATCTCAACCCAAGATAAGTAAATAATAAAACACTGAGCATAACAACCAGGAATAAAAGCGGAAAGTTTACGCTCGGCATTGGAGCGTCCACATAAGCTTAACTTCTACTCCATCAGTTTCCCCAGGCTGAAGAGATTTAACAGAGATTATATTCAATACCGTAGCACCGAGCAATAGTTTATCGGCAGTAGTAGGATCGGTGAGGTCAGAGGTTATGAATTTCCTATCCGACATCATTACGGTAGTCCCGTCTATCTCGTTTTGTTCAAACTTACTCTCAAGAACTTTCCCTACAATGTAAGTAGGAGTAGCGGCAGGGTCTGTATAGGTAATTACATGAGTGTCATCGTTTTCCCATTGATATCTTCCTTGCCCACTATTCCATGTTTTGGTATATCCAACGGAGGTTCCTGGGCGTTGCAACGATGCTGCCTTTCCGTATTTAGTAATAAGAGGCTGTACTGTATTAGTTTTCAGCGTATTGTAGTTCAAGGCTATCCTCGATATGTCTTGAGGCTTCCTGCTCCTCCACTCTCAAGAAGAGGGGAGATAACAGAAGCGATCGTCGGATAGGAAGTAGCGCCGGGGGCTCCGTCCTGATATTCTATAGTGATAACATCCACTTTCTCCATCTTAACAAGACCTCCACGCTCCTTAGAGATAAGTAGAGCGCCGGGGGTCCCGAGTTCAATAAGAGCGCCTTCCGCTGTGGCATTCTTGAGGATTACAGGAACTCCTGTATACTCGTCATCTAGCTCATTCCGTGCCTCGGTTCGCGGCCACGCAAGCGCCTGTGTTGAAGAATAGAGCAATCCTTTCCACTGGCCGTTATACATAGCGTCAAGGGACTTTGTAGCACGAATAAGCGCAGATTGCTTATTGGCATTGCTGGCCAACGCCCATGATGCATTGCCCATATCAACATGATATGCGTCAGCGTCGGCTACTGCAAGGTAAGAGGTTGCGTTTGCGAGCCCGGTGCCGTCTTCAACTACAAAAGCCATAATCAAGCCCCTTAAACAACCGCGAATAACGAGGATGGAACCTCGGCCCACAATAAACTCAAAGTAAAGTTTACCGCCTCAGAATAGTTATTTACAATCTCCAAGGCTATAGTTATTTTAGGAGGAACAATGAATACGGAACTTCCGCTTCCTTGTCCTGAGCGATTGACTTGTTGTGGATTTCCAGTCGCTCCTAATTCATATTCTCTCAAATCGTCTCCAGCAGTGTCGCTGCTAGTTATACCATATTTAACGATTCCTTTTGCATATATATTATTAGTAGGAAGAGCATTAAGTCTGTTAGAAGGAAAAGTAGTTCCATTACTATAACTACTAATTCTATATGTTTTTATTACAACAGGACCGCCAGTAGCAGAAAAAGTAAGTGGAGGAATAAGAACACAGTAATCAAGAGGGATAGCACTTAAATCTAAACAACACTTATATGGAGTAGTAACAGCGATGGATGCAATGCGTCTTTGTACTTGAAACATTCTTCCTTGTAGAAGAAAGTCATCCAAAAAAGAAGAAGTAACGAAGGACCTTTCGTTAGCGCTTTTGAGTTTTTCTAGAATAGCCGTAGTTCTCTCGTTAGCGTCACCCATAATTATTCTCCTTTAAGTTCTTCATACCAATAAATATCAAAGTATCCTGTAGTAGCTGTAGCTGTTCCTATATTAGTGAATTTTATAGTATACAGCGTATCTGGCTTCAATACTCTTTCTAATCCAGATCCTCCGCCGCCTCCAGAAGCATTTCCAGTACCTGCCGCCCCTACAGCCATTTGCAAAATAGCAGTTCCGTCAGTCACACTGGTAGCATTTGTAGTAGCAACTACTTTAGACGGAGAAGAAGTAGATTTATTTCGATTTAAATTGATAGGAACCGCAGCAGTTCCGACAGTTGCTAAAGAACCTTCATGCACCTGCATAAGAAGCAAATTGGCAGTAGAAGACAATATAGCAGGACGAAGATGCACAAATTTTCCGCTGGTAGCAATGGGTGTTCGGAAAGAAATATACCAAGAAGCCGCAGCGGAAAGTGCTCCAGTATTTCCTATAATAGAAAAACCATATCCATCATGAATATATTTATGGTCGTTATCGCTAACAGCAATAGATCCTGTAATATTGTCTCTCGCCCCTTCCAGTATTGCTGTAGTTCTTTCATTAGCTCCACCCATTTGAGGCTCCTTACTTTATTGAACGCTTATTGGGTTTTACCGAAGGAATAACTTCAGTTAATTTCTCTCCGCTAGGCCCTGTACGAACTTCTGGAACATTTTCTGCCTTTTTATCTTCTACGCTCGGAACTACTATAGGTTCTTTTTTGACTTCTTCAATTACAGGTTTCTCTTCAATTACAGGAGTTTTGATTTCTTCCGTAAGAATCTTTTCGGTGTATTTACCGCCTTTTCTGAGCACTTCTATTGTGTGTCTATCTTCAGAAGTAAACTCCCCATTTACAAAACGACAAAGAATACCGCCTTTAGGATCATATACGGTGGGTGAGCCTTTAGCAAAAAATTGTACTTTCAAGTTAGTCTCCTATATAAAAACTTTTCTTAGTATATACTCGTATTCGAATAAAAGATAGCCCCTCAGTTAAGAGGGGCTATCATCCTTAAATCATTACTTCATAACTACGCCGTAGTAGCAATTCCACCACCAGCAGAAGCTGCGGTAGTAGGCATAGTAGCATATCCGCCCCAAGCAGTGAAGTTGGCCGCTCGACACTCGTCGAACAGAACCTTGTCCACCGCACCAGAGGTAATGTGGGCCGCCGCAGGGGTCGTGACGGAAAAGAGAGAGTTGAACAAACAGCCGGTAAATACTGTAGGAGCTCCACCGGAGGTAGCCGAACTCTTAACGCCCGCATGAGCCGTACCGTCAGTAACATAAGAGAGAACTTCCACTCCAGCAAACCTATTGCGCGCTACCGAACCGCTGAGACGACTCTCAGAATCCGCATGATCTCCGTGAGCAAAGGTATCAGAACCAATGGTTCCGCCCTCAAACGTATTATCCTGTGCCGCATCGAGCTTGAGACTGTACTTCGTAGCCGCAGAAGCCGCCCCAGCACCACCGACGATATGACAACGACCAAAGTAATTGCGATGCCCAGACACAACCACACCACCAATCTCTTTCGCGTCCGTACCACCATTCCAGAACATCAGATTATAGAAAGCATTGTTGGAACCGGAAACAGTGAGGAGATTGATATTATAAGAGGTAATCGAGGTAACAAGTCCTGCGGACGCGGTAACCGTGCCTACAAGAGTAAGCGTAAGAGCACTAACAGAAGCTACCACGAAGGTATCCGTATGAGCTCCAGCGCAAGTACCCTTCATTCCAGCAACCCATCCGTCCGTAATAAACGAACCAGCGGCCCTGGTGATCGTAGTACCAGCAGTAGGAACAGTAAGAGCCGCAGTAGTCACTATCGTTTTGTTAGCGATACGCGCCCTCTGATAACTCTTGACGGGGGCAGAAATACCGACAACCGTGATTCCATGCTTGTCCCAAACAAGTTCCTGAGTAAGGTAGCTCGTAGTCTGCGAAGATGTGCCGGTTCCGCGAGAAATAACGATGATTCCGTCACCCGCGCCGCTGATGCATTTAGCATACGCTTGCTCAATAGAAGCAACCGCAGAGGTCATCGTCTTTCCACCTCCGACGCTAGAACCAGAGGTAGGATCTACGATATACCAAGTGCCCCGGATATAGGGGAGTCGGCCCATCATCTCCAAATAATCGAGGTCATCCCTCGCCGTAGGCCAAAAGCCCATCGCCCATTGTCGAATGCTCATCTTGATTCTCCATTTTCCTAACTAGCGCTCGCTTCCGCGAGCAATG